CTAGGTTCAAAGGGAAGTTTTAAATCTGCTAACCAAGATTGACTGACTTTCTCTCTTGTTTTAGTTCCTAGGATATCTGTAACACCTTCAAACTCAAATCCTCTTTCTCTACAGAACTCATCTACATATGGAAGTAGTCCGATATAAATTTTGTGTGTTTTTATTGAAAAAAGATAGACCTTACCATCCCACCACTTATTCTTGTAGGAAGGCATAAACTTTGCGCCTGGTACTTTGAATGAGAAGAAGTCATGTAAGTCTTTTGCAAGACCATCATCACAATCAACGTGCATGAAGACCTCATCCACTTTTGATACTGTAACTTTCATTTATCTATAAGGATATCCACATAACCAACCAACTAATGATATTCTAGTTCCTCTTATTAAGGGTGTGACTTGGTGATGTAGAAATGATGGGAATAGGATAAGAGACCCCTTCTGTTTTGCAGAGAATGGTGCAGTGACAACAAAGTCTTCCATGTTTCTATTGTAATTACCTTTAGTAAGAGTATCCTTTGCACGTATATCTTCTATCCATTGAAAGTTTCCACCCTCATAATCATCAGGGTCGGATAGTTGAATAGTGTAACTTAACTTTCTTATCATACCATTATGTTCATATGGAGTAGGGCCTGCATCTGTATGCCATGTATAGAAATCACCCGTTACTTCTGCATCGGGTCTATGTTTGTATATGGTATACTGGTTTTTTTCTTGATATTCAAAATCAAATCCCCAACCACATTCTGACTTTGCATGTTCAACTGCACCATATAACTTATCTATTAAATGTTGTGGTAACATGTCTTCACACCATCTTACATCAGATTGTCTTATCTTACTATCGGTTCTTCCACCACTGTCTTCCCCATCGGGGTCAATCTTTTGGAAACCTACCTTTCCTTCCATAATAGGATATTGCATTGCATGTTGATGTATCTGTTCGACTTCACTATCATCAAATAACATAGGTATTGTGTAACAGTAATTGTTTAATATCATTATTGCCCTGCCATGAACTTTCTCCAATCGATTGTGTTTCTAATCGTTTGGTGTCTCCATGTAATATTTTGCATACATTCCTTTAGGAAGTCTACAGTAACTTTGAGGTACTCAATCTTTGCATTGAGGTCTTGTAAATCTTTATCTGCATTGAAGAATATTTGCATGTCATTCTTCATTATCTTAAGACCATTAAATGGGTCGGGTTCCCAACCTTTCTCTCTAACAGTCTCTTCATCCATTTTACCATTATACCACAACCACTTATCTTTAAGTAGTTCATTGTATTTGTTTTGGTATTGTTTTAGTACAAGTATCTTACTGGTTAGTAAGTCTTGGTATTTTGCATGTAGTTTAGGAACTTCAAGTGATGCATTATCTAATTCGATATCATCTATTTGACAATCTTCCGTCCACTGTTTCTTTAATTCATCTAACGTCATAATATATACCATTATACCACATATATGGGTATTTAGTAAGGGAATTTAGGAAGTACTTTCTATCTCGTAATAACTAAATCTAAAGTCAACTGTAGTAGTTACTGGTTCTGCTTCTGCACCACTCTCTAACTGTAATCCACTCAATCCTATTGGGAAACAGTCATGAAACCTAAAGTATCTATTAGGTAAGTTTTTGTTTGTATTTGTTACTAGTGTAATATCAGATGTTTGACTTGTATTATCTGTTCCACTGTATTGTTTACTTCCAGTAGATGTTGTTGATGTGTAAGTCTTATATAATGATGGGTCTCTAACGGGAACAATTGCATCCATCCAGTCATAGATTTCTTTGAAGTTTACTAGGTCTTCATCTACTAGAAACTCTACTGACATAGTTTCATAGAACACTTTGTCGCCAGGGAAAAATGCATCCAACCCAACACCTGCCGCTTGAGTTACTTCTGTAAATGTTAAGCCAGGAATATTTACTGACCTTACAAAGTATTCAACAGTAGGACACTTATCAACGATAAGTCTGAAGTTGTTCTTATTAAGAATCGATTTATTGATATCAACCATTTATTTTTAGTATCCGTTTAGACGAGGAAGTATCGAAATAATCTCCATCTCGATACTCTCTCGTTGTAGTTTCTTCACATAGATAACCATCTTTAATTAACGTTGTGATTGTCTTACGACTTAATACATTCGTTGTCTCTTCCCCATTAGGAAACGTATTTGCTTCCCATGGCCCTTCCATCACATTCACTTTTTTATTATACATAATTATCTCCGTGTACTACTATTTAGGTTACTTCTCTATTACAAACTCATTTAACTGTCTTGCAGTTTGAATGACCTCTTCACCAGTGATTTCTCTTAGTGGTAAAGGTTTCTTATCATTTGGGAAGTTTTCGTTATGCATATAGACAGCATCAACCTCTCTCTGATAATTGAGAACGATTAGACCCTCTGCTTGTGATAATAAGTCGGCTCTGATTTCGAACCCTGATTTTCCTGAATTACTCATATTTTTCTCCTGTGTGTGTATGTGTAATGTAAAGATTATTCTTTACCTTGTATTTAGGTTGACAATGCACCTAACTTTTTGTTATACTATGTATATAATGAAAAAACAAACTATAATTTTTGACGTTGATGGAACTATTGCTGATGTAGAACATAGAAGATATCACGTTACCCAACAACCTACCGACTGGAAAGCATTCAAAGAGGCGACTCAATTTGACACTCCTGTACAGTGGGTTTGTGACCTTGCAAAAAAACATATCGAAGATGGACATGATGTTGCATTCTTCTCTGCAAGAAACGAATCACAAAGAAGTCTTACTGAAGCTCAGATTGATGAGTGGATTGGTAAGGGTCATCAAGGATTGTTCCTTAGACCCGAAGGTGACTACAGACCCGATGAAGTGTTCAAATCAGAACTTGCAGATAAATTCGAAGAGTTTGGTGGTAAGATTGACCTTGTATATGATGACAGGAATAAAGTTGTTGCAATGTGGAAGGCAAGAGGTATCACTGTTGTTCAAGTTGCAGAGGGCGACTTCTGATACTGCAACGTGCCACTGCAAAGCCAAAAAAAAGGGACTCAAAGAGTCCCTTTTAGTATCAAAATTAATTGACTTACAGAATGTTGCTAACTGCAAATTTTCTGTAGTATTGGTTAGTTCCAGCAGAAGCTAGTCCATTAGCAGGTGTAGCACCTACGAATGGGTTAGATACCATTCCGTATCTAGTTTTGAAACCAATTTTTGGTTGGAATGTATTCTCACCAACTGCACGAACCATTTGTAATGGAACGTAAGGGCAATAGAATAAACCAGCGTCATAAGGGTTAGACCCTCTATAACCTACTGTTAAGTAATCAACACCAGCATATGGGTCGATGTATACTTTAACTCTTCCGTTTAGAACACCAGCAAAAGTATTACCAGTATCGTCAACGTTTAAGTTAGTAGATAACGCAGGAGTATAATCTAATACACCAGCCATTGAAAGAGCAGATGCAACATCAGAACTACATAGGATAAAGTTACCTTTTCCTCTACGTGTTTCTTTTGCTATTACATTTGATTCTCTTTCGATTTGGAACAATAGACCTTTGAATTTCTCAACAGACCATCTTCCGTTTGCATCAACGTCTAAGTTAAACGTACCAGCAGATGCAGTAGCACTTGCTCCAGTTTTACCTTGAATGTTAACATTTCTGATAACTTCTCTGTTGATTTCAGCAAGAATTTCTGATGAAAGAATATTCGCAAGTTCTGATTCCGCGTCAAGACCATGGATTGCTTTGAGGTCTTGTGCTAATTCGAGTGTGTACTCAGCTTTTAATGCTCTTGATTTTGCTGTTACAGTTGCTTTCTCAATTGTGAAAGCCATCTGAGCAAAACCATTTGATGCTTCAATATCACCAAGTGCTTCTGCACTTGCTGTTGACATACCAGCACCAGTGTTCGTAGCGTATGCACTAGCGAACGGGTCTTGGTTTGAGCCAGCAATAGGAGTAGATGTATCTTGAGCTGCATTTGAGTAACCAGTTTCTGCTTCATTGAATAATGCTTCAGTCTTGTTTTCTCTACCAGCTGTAGAATAATCGTTATATCTTGCTTTCATAGCAAAGATAAGTCCTGTTGGGCCTGTCATTGGTTGAACACCGCAAATGTCGTATGCAACGAGATTTGGCATAGCTCTACGAACTAGGGATATTAAAATCGGGTCCCAGTTACTAATTGCAGAACTACCAGTAGCATTTAAAGGTGCAGCTTCGTCAAGAGTAACTCTATCTTCGTTAAGAGCTTTTTCTTGGTTTTCTAGGATAACTGCTGTGACTGCTCTTTTGTAGTTGTCTTCGATTTTTGGCAAATCGGAGTGTTCTAGAATAGGGCTCCACTTTTCTTGTAAGTTTTCTGATAAAAACATTTTATTTTCCTTTAATTTTAACCTAATGGTTTAAGTTTACTAATCGCAGATGAATATCTTGCAATAGTTGGGTCAAGTACAGGTTCAGAACTTTCGTCCTCGTATGTACCTTCACCTTCCATTACTAGAGTTTCTTCTACTATAGAATCTACATCACTTGGGAAATAAGCTTCTTTGATTTCAACTACTTTCTCTTGAAAGTCTTCTACGTCTTTGAAGTCTACACCATTTGATAAAGATTCTAATTTCTCTTTTTGTGATTCAGATAAGTCGTTTCCAGCTTCTCTAACCACATTACTTCTCTTGAGAGCATCTAACTCTTCAGTGATGTCCATATTTCTAGTGACTTCACCATCAAGTTTTTGTTCCATCTCATCGAGACGATTTGCGAGTTCGTCAATAACATTGTATTTATCTTCAGGAACTTCGACATAATGTTCAGTGAACAATGTCTTTAATCCATCAATAAACCCTTCTGTCATTTCTGACCTCAAACCTCTTTCTATTGCAAGTTCGTTTTCTTTCGTCCACTCTTCTGCACAATATGAAAGATACTTGTCAACTGCTTCCGTAAGGTCACCTTTAACAGTATCAACTGAGGTTTTTAAATTTTGTGAATACTGAGACTCTAACTCTTCTTTAAGTTCTGCAACTTTTGATTTCACTGCAGCTGTAAAGATAGTTTTTGCTTTCTCAGCATTTTCTTCTGATAAGTCTAATGCTTCAGAAATTGCTGATAGGTCGTCATCTATTTCAATTTCAACTAAAGATGCTTCAACTGATGCAGACTCTTTGACTTCTTTGTCATCTTCGTCTTCATCTTCGTCTTCATCTTTTTCTTCTTTGACTTCGTCTTCATCTTCGTCATCGTCTGACTTTTTCTTCATTTTTTCAAATGTTTCTGCAACTGACTCTTCGTCCATTGCTTTTAATGATTCGACTACTTGTCTTGCGACTTCTGCTTTAGTCAAGGTTTCGTCTAACTCTTCTTCAGATATTGTTCCCAATACTTGTTGAATTTCTTCCTTAGTCATTTCCTTCATGTTGTTGACGATAGCCTTGATTGATTCCATTTTAGACATTGAACTGTCTTCATCAGAATCTTCTTTAACTTTTTTAAGTTTTACTTGCTTCTCGGCAGGAGCTTCACCTTTCTGTTGAGCATCTCCACTCACTTCTTTGGTTCCTTTCTCTGCACTTTTTACTGAGGCAACTGCTTTGTCAACAGGATTTTCTTCAGGTTTGACGACTTC